GACACCGCAGCGAAGCGGCGTCCCTCTTCAATGATCTTGTCGAGGAGAAGTGAGAGAGTCTGGCTTGGCTCCTTGTATGGCAGCGGCAGGATGTTGTCCCGCACCGCGCCACTCGGAACGTCTACATCTCGCCACTCGCCCGGAGCAATGGGAGTATCGTCTCCCTTAATCCTGAGTCCTCTAGATTTGAGACCTCCCGGTAAGTTAGACAGGGTTCCGGCGTCAACGAGTTGACGAAGTAGCGAGGTGGCAGCCTTACTGTGCCCTCCAATAAGGTGTATGAGACCGAAGTAGTAAAATCCAAAGCCCGGTATGTATCCGTAGTGGACGAAGTGCTGGCGCTTCGCTTTGAGTTCATCCTCCTCTCTCCAGTTCCGCCTAATCGAGAGGACCGTACCCGTTCCCTTTTCGATTGTGACAACGTACGGAAGGGCAATTCCTGTTTCATTGTTTTCTTCATCGACATCTGGATACCCCGGTAAATCTATATTTACGTGCATCTCAAGAAGCTGGAATCTGTCGTCCATGCTTGCCGAGAAGCCTTGATCTTCTGCTTTTTGTTTTTCTACTTCGTCCATCGTGCGAATCGGGTCGCCCAGATCCACATCACGATAAAACCCTGCGTACTGAAGCTTGCGGACTTCGTTCTTGGTCTTCCGCATCCGGTGCGTGACACGCTCCGCCGTCTCTAGATTTGCCGCGCCATACGGCACAATCATGTCTTCGGCTGGGATATAGACCGCAGTCTGACGATTAAGTGACGGGTCAAAGTACACCTTCTTGAAGGCGTTACCCGCGAGGGCCATGCTGAGCAGCATCCGCTCATGCTCCGGGCGGTACTCTTTCATCACCTCGGTCAGTTGGTAATTCATGTCATCAGCGACACGAATGGCAGCGTCCTTCTTCTCTGCCGTCTCCTTACCAACGATCTTGGTCTTGACCGGCCCCATCGCGGGGAAGGTCTCCATAATAGTCTCAGACTGGAACTTGACCGCACTCTCCATCAGGAGTGGGTGAAACACGCCACACGCACCCGGCCACGGCTCAGTTCTTTCCTCGTAGCGAATGCCGAGGATCTTCAGTCCTTTAATATAGGTATCTAGCCAGTCCTTGCGTGATGAGATGTCCTGCTCGTACTGGCCGAGTAGCTCTCCTGCCAGACTCTGCAACTCACTCTCATTAATATATTCAGCGAGGTTCGCGTCGAACTCATCCGCACGCGGCTCGCTCTTGAACATGTCAATTACTGCACCGTCTTCATCGGACGGCAGTTCAATCTCGATCTCAATCGGCTCCATCTCAACGGCAATAGCCGCGATACCTTGGGGAGCCTCCATCAAACTTTTATCGACGGCCATTTAAATTCTCCTAATAAAATCCCGCCGCCTTGCGGCCTTTAAACCACCGTTTCGGTTCCGGCTCATCTGATGGGAGCCTAATGAACCCGCCCTGCCTGAATCGAAGAAGGGCCAAAGTGGTAGCGTCCACCAAGTCATCATGGGTGCCAGCGGGGAAGTCATTACACTCCTCCACGACCTCCCAAGCCCATCGCCGGTCAGGTATCCAGACTATACCCGCAGCAAAGAGGTCTGACACGGCGTTTACGCGGCTGATTTTGTCTTGTCCTTTACCCGGCGTGAACTCACTAACGGGCACGCCCATCCGTCTCATCTCTTGATATAGAGCAGCCCCGTTGGACTTTTTCTCCACAATAAACGTATCGGGGTTCCAGTCCTTGTACTCCTCCAGCACCAACTGCTTTAGTTCGGGGAACTCAAGGCGCTGCTTAATGGAGTTCAGCAGGATGATGTTGTAGTTCTGGGTCTCTTCGTTCTTAAAGACCCCCCAAGTTAATAGGGCGTTATAGTCAGCCCGGTTAGTTTTCTCTTGGGCCGTGTCGAGAGACATAATAATGTGTTCGCACATCGGGGGATTTTCTTTCTCCCAGACCTGCCACCACTCACGTTTTAATAGCGCCCCCTCCTCCGAGGTCGGCTCCTGCATGTACTGAGCCTGCCAGTACCGCACATCCATCGACGCTTTCTTAGCCAGCAACTCCTCAATCGTCCAGAAGTCAGGCCAGAGCGGTTTCTCATTTAATATCGCCGGGAACTCCACCAACTCCCACTGGTCGGCATCGTCATTCTTCGTCATGTGGTCAATGATCTTGCCGGTTAAGTCCTGCTTACTCCACCGGGTCATCACCACAATAATGGCACCACCCGGCATCAACCTTTGGACCGGACCCGACTGGAACCACTCCCACGCCGGTTCAAATACGTCCGGCCTCCCTTGCTTTGCTTCTTGTTCCGAGTGAGGATCATCAATAATAAATAGATCAGCACCGCGCCCAGCGAGAGCGCCGCCAACTCCAATCGCGAAGTATTCTCCGTTGAAGTTGGTACCCCATCGGGAAGCTGACTTACTGTCTGCTTGGAGTTCGACGTTTGGAAAGACGTTTCGGTAAAGATCAGATCCGACAAGGTTGCGAACCCTCCGTCCGAAATTAATGGCTAGATCCGCTGTATGCGAAGCCATAATGACCTTTTTCTGCGGGTATTTCCCTAGAAACCATGCAGGCGCTAGGTAAGAAATCATCTCCGACTTGCCATGACGCGGAGCGATGTTGACGATCACCCGCTTTTTCTTGCCAAGAGCGATGTCTTCAAAGATTTCGGCTAGGTGCCGGTGGTGTGGACCCACCTTATAGCCCGGATATACGTGCTGAATGAAGTCTAAAAAGTGATCTTTGCCAAATTGTTGTGTCAGTTGGCTCTGATAGGTCTTCAAAAGCTCTGCAACCTGCCGTTTTTCCTTGTCCGGCATCGTCGGCAACGCACTTTTGATGCGTTGGATGTCAGATTTGGTCAGGTTTAGCTGCATTTTCGTCTACAACGCGGTATTCGATCCCTTCCAGCACCGTCAGAAGCTCTTTTTCGACCTCTTCGATGGGCTTGATCACGTGTGTGACCTCGCTACGCTTCTTAAATGCGTCCACACCGTCTACTTCGCCCAGTTTTGAGAGGGCTTGGATGCGGGTTTTGCTGTTATCTGCCTTCTCTGCCTCTTCAAATAGGCGGTTCACCACATAAAGTTTCAACTCCGCAAGGTCATCCACGATCATGTGGTTATACCTAGCAGCGATTCCCGCAAGCATGGCGATGGTTTCGTTCGGATACTTGCTGTAATCGATCCGTGTACGGGGGTCTTCTAGCTGGGCACGGGCAAGATCCTTTGCCTGCTCCATGTCTTCCTCGTTTGGAAGCAACGGAATACCGGTTAGATCCGATACAAGCTTGATGGTCCGTGCCCGCATCTCGACTTCAGCCTCGGGGGTGAGGTCAGGCAGGGCTTCCGCCGCGTTTGCGGGGAGGGGAATGTTCTCTTCTATTTCAGGTATTAGGACATTTTGCATGGCTAGTACGGAGCCAAGAACCACGAGTGATCACACTATATATGAAATAAAACAGCATGGAACCAAAAAGACAAGTGGGGGGGTGTTATATAAAGGGGGTGGGGTCAACGTAGCCTAGAAAAGTAATTAGCGATGTACAGACTGAACTTTTCTAGAGCCGGCTTTAGAAAGTGTAGAAATGATGTGGTGATTTGTGTGGATTAGAGAGGAGGGGTGGGACTGTGGGACTCCTGTTTCTGCTCGGGGGGTCGGGTACGGGTGGGGTCTTGGTCTGACCGATTTCGTCCCTGTGGCGTCGGCGCGACAGCGTATTAACTAATACGGTGGCGAAAATACCACGAAAAATTTTAAAAAATCATGGAACTAATCCGAAACCCTATTGTCTAAATAAGTACAAGCCGGCAGCAATATCGCTAACTTCCCCGGCAGGTAGCAAACCATGATCAGCAATTATCTCTTGACCGATAGCCTGAACAATCTCCGCACGATTGCGGACGGTGGAATCTCTCAGGCTCAGGCCTTCGCGCAACTACGCGCCGATATCCCGGCCTTGTTCCCCGAGAATCCTACGATGGCCGAGATCAAGGCCGTGACCGATACGGACGATTGGCGCGAGTTTACTGACACGGCGCGGGCAATTTTCGCCACGGCATATTTCAATGCGACACGTGATGTCGATGGTGAATTGGTGGATATGACCCGGTTCAACGTGTCCCTGTGGACGGCTGACAAGAAAACGGCTAAGGCCTTCGACGACACCGAAAAGAAAATACGCAAGGCCGCACAAGACTACGTGCGGGTCGCGATCCGCCAGAATGTCACCAAACTGATCCCGGAGGCCGTGGACGCTCCGATGGATGAACAGGCCGAGAAATTGCCTGACCCGACTGGTGTTCTCGCGCTCGTGACTGAGGCGCTCGTGATCCTGTCCGAAAAATCCCCGGACGGCGCTCTGGCCTTACTGAATGGCCTTGATAGTCTGGTCAAGGTAGCGCGGCCCCATGTCGCAGCCCGGCAGCCGATCCCCCGCAAGGCCTGAGCGTATTAACTAATACGCGCCACGCGACCCCGGCCACCGAAAGGTGGTCGGGGTTTTGCCGTTCCCGGCCCGGCTCGCTTCGCGAGACCAGTTCTGGCGAAGCCAGTTCTTAGTCTGATACCAGTTAGACTCTTTAGTGATGCCAGTTCTCTGCGCGATGCCAGTTTTTTGCGGGAGGCCACGCAAAGACTTTGTTCCAGAGTCTTGTTCCATTTGTTCCAAAACGCTTTTTACGTTGGAACAACGCAAGTGCATGATTTATAAAGCGAAAACACCATTTTGTTCCATTTGTTCCAATGTTCCAAAAATAGGCTAAGTAGGTCAGCGCGAGGGGGAGCGGCAAGCGTCATTTCTTAACGTCATAAACTCACGCCCCCCGCAAAATTCAATCTTCCCCCTTATACCCTATTTTCCCCTTTTCGTGGAACAAGGCCTTTTTTCCCCCTCCACTTCTATCTATCTATCTATATAAATACTACTACTACTACTACTACTCTGGAAAAACAACAACTTACGCCAGACCCGCGAAACCGCCTACCCCCGAATTTTGAAGAAAAAGACAAGTTTCGATTTTGGAACATTTGGAACAAATGGAACAAAACAGCCCTTGCCGTGGAACAAACTGGAACAAAACGCCCCTCAGCGTATTACCTAATACGGTAACAGACCACGCCGAAATAATTTTTTCGCCCCTCCAAGTAAAAACATCACCAAAAACATCAAAAATCGACAGAACCTAGGGAACTTTTCCCGTTTTGACTTGTCTAACTATATAGAACAGGCAAAGAACGACGGCGCGAGCCGCAGCGTATTAAGTAATACGCAGTTTGAGCCGGTTCCCGAGACTGCAAGCCGAAAGCCGGTAGCAGGGTAAGGCGCGGTGGACAGAGCCGCGACAGACCGATGGCAAGGTCTGGTGGCCCCATATCAAGGGGTCGGGTGCGCGTAGTTCCCGGTGATGTACTCACTCAACGCGAAGGGTCAAGTGGTGACAAGTCGTCTAGTAGATAGCGGCCTGTAAAACCTGTACGCCTAATCAATCCTGTGTGGCGCGTATTACTTAATACGCTCTGGGCAGGGCGGGTACTAGGGGAGCGACTGCGAAGCCAAGCGGGTATGTGGATTGTAAAACCGTAGGTCAGGTGCAGAGCATGGCAAGTGCGTCGAACGGCTAGATCACGCGACCCATTAGCCGGTACGGGTGGGCAATGTACACCCGGCAGCGTTAGGGACATGAGGTAGAGGCATAACAGCCGAAGCCGTCCCGAGTATCTGCCTAGAACTGCTGCGAAGCCAAAGAGTGAGCAGCCTAGTGGAGACTTGAAGGCGCGAAAAAACGAACCCGAGAGTCTCCGCGTGGGTGATTACTTTATTAGACGAAGCAAATACCGCATTTGCGGTGGGAGAGTGATATGAACGGATACAAGAGAGCGTGGGAGTTTGCCCTGACAATCCTCGCCACGATAGCCGTAACCCAAGCCCTAGCCTTCATGATCCCGCAAGGCGGGTGGATATATCTAATGAACTACACGGCAGGGCTGATTGCCCTGACCCTGCTGACCCGGCAAGTCCTGAGCCGAGCCAAGCGTATTAAGTAATACGGTAGCGAGGTAAAGAAAGTGGGAACTAATTACTGCGTGGTCTGTCGAACTGAAGAGGTAGCGCAGGGTCGCATCTTGGCGGGATTCATTACCTGCCTAGAGTGTGGCAAGGCCGATGCCAAGAAAGTGAAGTGGTGCGTGACCATCACAGCCCACAAGGGTGCATACGGCGTCGTGCGCGACAAGGCGATGCTGAAGTGTCTCAACAAGTATTCAAACGGAGAGTGAAGAGCATGAGCGTAGAAAATTATATCCAAGCGTGGGTGAAGAGCGGCGAGGTGTTCGGCGGGCGTAGACGTTTGCCCGCACCATCGATTACGTGCAAGGACGGTTTTAAGTTTTCGGTGCAAGCGAGCGAGTCGCACTACAGTACCCCGCGAAGTGACGATGCCCATGCGTACACGCATTTCGAGGTGGGCTACCCGTCGCAATACGAAGAAAGTCTTGCCCCATACTCGGAAGAACCCGGCACCACCGAGACTGTGTTCGGATGGGTTCCGCT